TACTCGACGTGCTGAGCGGTGAGACAACTTTCACGCTGCAATTTGTTCTGCGAAAAGGGGTCTGATCGTGGGGTTCAGCGTCAAGATTGACGTGACAGCCCTGGAGCGCGTGGCTGGCAAGCTCGACAACATCAGCGGGGCAGCGCTGGGTGATGCAACCCGCCGCGCCGTCAACGTGACTGCCGACAACGTGTACGACTTGGTGCGCCCCCGCATGATTGCAAATGTCAACCTGACCGATGAGTACGTCAGGAGTCGCATGGTGGTCAACCATGCAAAGCCAGGTGGCAAGGCTGAGGCTGTGATCACGGGCAAGGGTGCCAAGAACAACATGACCCAGCTCATCAACTATGACGCAAAGCAGTTGGTGCAACAGGTCAACCACACCAACGCGAGCATTCTTGCGGCAGGGCGGCAGTTCGGTAAGTGGCCTGGTTGGACAAAGCGCACGGGTGACGCAATGCGCGGAATCCCGGCTGACAAGAAACGCGCTGGCATGTCAGTGGCCGTCAAGCGCGGCTCTGTCAAGCGGCTTGAACACGGTTTTCTGATCCAGCTCGATAACGGCGCTGGCTTGGGCTTGGCAACCCGCAGTGCTGGGGCCAAGGGCAAGGGCAACTACAAGGTGCGCTACGGCCCATCGGTCTACCAGCTGTTCCGATACCAGGCATCGCAAGTGCTCGATGAGGCACGTGACGAACTTGAAACCAACACGGTCGCGCAAGTGGTCGAACTATTTGAAAAAGAACTCAGATGAGCACCTTTCCCCAAGCCACAGAAATTGCAACTGAGCTGGCCGCACGGCTGGCAACCATCACGCTCGCCAATGGCTTCAACAGCGACATCGGCCTGAACGTGCTGCGTGGTCGCCGCCGCATTGATGACAACCAGGTGCCGTGCGCCGTGCTGATTGAGGGGCCTGACACCCCCAACTCAGGGCCGGGGAAATTACCTACTGTTGAGGTTGTGCAGAGCTACGTGCTCGTTGCCTACCACGAATGTGACCCGGATCACCCAAACGACAAGGGCCACGAATTGATCAAGGATTTGAAACGCGCCATTTTCTCGGATGGGGTCACCCTGGCTGGGCAAGTGAAGCGGGTTTACTACCGTGGCCGGGACATCGGGCCGAGGGGCGATGGTGTGGGGATCGTAAGCGCTACCGTTGAGATTGATGTTGATTTTGTCGAGGATTTAACCAATCCGTAAGTGAAATTTGACCGTTTGTAAATACCGTTGCGCGTGGACACAATTCTTTCGTCAGTGTCCATCTTGCGACATCAACTTTTTTGGAGATATTCATGACTGCTGCACGCGGATTTTTGGGCGCTGGTGACCTGTACATTGCCCGGCACAACCCTGCTATCGGTGCCTTTGAGGACTTTACCGGCCCGTTGGAAACGACCAAATTTGTAATCACCCCCAAGGTGGAACTCAAAGAAATGGTGTCCAAGGGCCGCGCATCCTACGGCCAGGTGATTGAATCGGTGACGATTCCTCAACCCTTTGAATTCACGGTGGATTTTGCCGAAGTCTCGGGTGACACGCTGGTAGCCGCCTTGCTGGGCACCAAGACCGACATCAACATCGGCTCGGGCACCATGACCGACCTCCCGGTTGTCATCAAGAAAAACGCTTGGGTTGACATCGGTCACATGAATATTGCGACCGCTGGCTTGTCTGTCAAGGACGCTACCGGTGTCACGACCTATGTGCTGGGCACCGATTACGAAATCAACTACCGCTTGGGTATGTTGAAGGTGTTGACAGGCAGTGCCGTTGTTGACGGCACGACCCTGGAAGTCACGGGTACCTACGGTGCTGTGACCGGTACGCAAATCGCGGGCGGCACACAAGCGCAGATTCGTGCCAAGTTCCGCTTCGACGGCAAGAACTTTGCCGATGGTCTGCCTTGCATCGTTGAGGTGTACGAGGCGGTGATTGCCGCGTCCAGTGCCTTCGACTTCCTGGCCGGTGACTTCGCCAGCGTGAGCCTGCCGGGTCGCTTGAAGACCCCTGCCGGCAAGACTGAACCCTTCGTGGTCAAACTGCTCGACGTGGCAATCTAATCGGTTGACACCACACGCTCCGCTGCCACAGCAGGGGCAATCAGCGGGGCTAGTCCCCGCTTTTTTATTTCCGAGGGTCTTTGAATGGCAACCGCAGCAAAACATGACGTACCGTTAACCCTGACCGTTGAGACGGTTGGCCTGGAGAGCATCAAGCAACTCAAGACGGACGTTGCCGCGCTGGGTAAGCAGGGTGCTGATGCGGTACCTGAGTTTGCCAAGCTGGGTGCTGAGATTGACCGGCTGGCTGATCAGGCCGCGCTGGTCACTGCGTTTGGGCGCTTGTCGGACGAGGTTGACCAGCTTTCTGCCGCACAGTCAACAGCCAGCACCCGGTCAAAGGAGTTGACCGACAAGTTGCTTGAGCAGAGTGCCGCAACCAACACGCTGCGAGCAACAGAGCTTGAAGCCAAGAAAGCTCTTGAGCTGGCACAGCAGGCTCTGTTTGAAAAGAAGCAGGCCCTGGCCGAGCTGAAAAACAGCACCAGCGACTACACCGCACAAGCTCGCATTCAGACCGCTGAAATCATCAAGGCCCGTGGTGAGATTCGTGAGCTGGGGCAGTCATACAAGGCCGCGAAAGCAGAGGCATCGGCGGCAGCTGCTACTGAAAAAGAGCTTGGCAACCAAGTCAAGACAACCACAGCAATCACCAGCGCGGCCAGCAAGAGCTTGAGCGAGCGCAGCGCAGCCCTGAACAGCACCAAAGGGGCCTTGACTGCCGCTGGTATTGCCACTGATGATTTTGCCGCTGCTGAGGCCGCTCTGACCGCTGCGCACACCAAGCTGACCGCCGAGGTTGCTGCAACCGGCCAGGCCCTGGCGAGCGCCAAGGCCAAGACCCAGGAAATGGCTGAGGCCGACCGCTTGCTGGCAATTGAGCAGCGGGGTCTTGCCGAGCTGTTTGAGAAGGGTCGCGTTGCGCTCATTGCCGAGGAAACTGCCTACCGTGAGGCGACCCGCGCATCAGCAGCCTACGCTGCCAACAAAGAAGCTGAGAATGCGGCTCGCGCCAGGGCTGATGAGCTGTGGCAGAAGGAAGCATTTGCAATTGTCGAAAACGCTGAGGCACGGGCGCGCAACGCACGGGAAACCAAGCTGCTGATTGAAGCACAGAACTTCCTCATTGCCCAAGATGCCGACGCGAAATGGTTAGAGGAAGCCGCAGCGCTGTCCAAGGTCAATGAGGCTGCATTCGCACTAAGGCGCGAAAAAGAACGACTTGCCGATGCCGAGCAGCAGGTGGCCAATGACGCAGCGCTGGCAACCGCAGCGCTGAAAAAGATTGATGATGCGGCACGGGAAGCTGGCGCAGGTATTGCGAACGCGCTGGGAACCGTTGGGGTTCGTTCAGCGACTGAAATTCGCATTGAAATTGACAAGGTGAAGGCGGCACTTAACTTGTTGAAGACCAGCGGCACCTTGGTTGGGCCAGAGCTGCAAGCTGCATTCGCCAAGGGTGGTTCCAAGATCAAAGAGTTGGAACGTGATCTGCGCGAAGCCAATGGTCAGATGACGCTCATCGACCGGACGGCACGCGCCTTCTCAGGGGCGATGGGGCAGTTCACTGTGGCGACCATTGCAGCGAACGCAGTGATGGCCCTGGCTCAGCGCGTGCAAGAGCTTGGCAGGGCGTTCATTGATGCTGTTGTGCAGGGTGACTCGATGCGCCGGGGGCTCAACGCCATCTACAAGGACTCAACCCTTGCAGCACAGCAGATGGATTTTCTGCGCAAGACGGCCATGGAAAACGGGGTTGCCGTGGGCGGTTTGACAACCGACTTTGTGCGGTTCAGCGCGTCCATGAAGTCGGCCAATATCCCGCTTGAGCAGAGCAACGCGCTATTCAAGGCATTGACACGCGCATCATCCTCACTTGGACTTGGCACCGAAGCGACCGCGGGTGCGCTCAACGCCTTGGGTCAGATGGCATCAAAGGGTGTGGTGTCGATGGAAGAATTGCGCCAGCAATTGGGCGACCGTCTTCCAGGTGCGCTGGGTTTAGCCGCGAAAGGTATGGGCATCACCGAGGCGCAGTTGGTAGCGTTGGTGAGCAGTGGTCAACTGGCTGCACGGGACTTCTTTGGCCCGTTCACCGAAGCACTCAAGACGATGGAAGGTGAGACTGATGGTCTGATCAACACCTATGACCGACTCAAGAGCGTATTGACTGAAACCTCGCAGAGCGCAGGTGATTCGGGTTGGACAGCTCTACTGACGACTGCGCTAAAAGCACTTGGCGGTGCAGTTGGCGCGGTGGTGTTATCGCTGTCTGCACTTTCCGAGCTTATCTTTGGGGTTGCAAAGGCGGGTGGCGTACTTGCAGCAGCAGTTGTCACCTGGACAAACCCTTGGGCTGCGCTTAGCAAAATACTGGATGACGCAGCGGGTCGCCAAGGCAAGCTAACCGCTTCGTTTGACACAGCTATAGGTGTTGGCGACAAGGCTGCTGAATCGACCGTCAAGCAGGCTGCTGCGATGACCACCAGCACCGCAGCCACCACCAAGGCCATTGCAGCCAATGCAGCTCTGTCGGGCGAGCAGAAACTGCTGGCGCTGAGCACCGCGCTGGCCGCTGATAAGACGCTCGACGCTGGGGCCAAGATCGTGCAGTACACCGTGGCCGCGACTGAGTTGATTGCCAAGCAGGGTCAACAGACCGAAGCCTACGGCAAGATGGCCAAAGCCGCCAAAGAGGAAGGCGACTCGATGGTGGCGCGGGCCAAGTTGACAGGTGACAACATCGTGATTCAGGATGCCAGTACCAAGGCCGCAGAGTTGCACGCCGCAGCCCTGGATAAGGTGAGGCTGAGTGGTGAGGCTGAGGTCGCCATGTTGGTCGCTCAAAAGGCTGAGTTGATTGCCAGCGCTTCGGGGCGACAGGGTGGGGTGGAAGCTGTCAAGGTACAAATTGCCGAGCTGGACAAACTGATTGTCAAAGGATCAGCCGAGGTCGAGCAAAGTCGTCAGGCGAGCGCTGCCGCCGCGCAACAGGTGGTCGAGCGCAAGTTGCTGTCTGAAACGCTCAAAGACAACTCATCGAAGATGGAGTTGTACGCAGCTGAAATGAAAGCCGCCACGGTTGAAATTGAAAGCCTGCGAGCCGCCGAGTCGCGTGGGTACGATGTCAAGGTTGGGTTGGCGACTGCGAACGAGCGGCTGGCAACATCGACCGCGCTCTACCGTGATGCCGTCAAGGATTCGATCACCAATACTGAACTTGACACTAAGGTCAAGGGTGCCAACTTGCAGTTGAGCATTGCACAGGCTACAGCTTCGGGCAACCACTATGCAGCACTGGCAGCTGAGGCCCGTTCACTGGGTGATGTGACTCTGGCGCAGCATTATGAAATTGAGGCAAAGAAGGAGAGCATTCGGGTGCTTGAATTGAAATTGAAGCTCGACAAGTTGCAACAAGACGCAGACCTGTTGACCATTGAAATCAAGCGCAAGCTCATCAATGCTGAAACCGACGAAGGTAAGCAAAAACTGAAACTTCTCGACATCGAGACTCAGATGATCAAGATTCGCCAAGCGGGTAACCAGGCGGTGCTTGACCAGATCAGAGTGATTGATGCTGAGGTTGTTGCATTGCGAAACGGCACCAACACCCGTGACGGTTCGCGTCAAGCAATCGACAAAGAGACAGGTTCAAGAGATAGGAATACTGATGCCATCTACGATGGTGTGAGCGCACTTGAAGCTGAGATAGCTACAAAGGAAAAAGCGGCTGACTTGAAAGCTCGCCAACTCAAGCTCGACCAGGATAGCGGAAAAACTATGGTAGGAAAGAGTATTGACCAAGTGCCTAGTTTTGACTCCGTGGCATCTGCAACTCAGTGGAAAAAGAACAGGGATGAGGCACGCGCAAAAGCTGGTGGTGCTAGTGGTTCGCAGTGGTCTGCTGTCGTGCGATCATGGGAGGATGCAGAGTTTAAAGCTGAGTTGGAGGCTGCGACAAACAAGGAACAAGCAGGCTTTGTAAATACGGCAAGTCAGCAAGGTTTTAATCAAACGCAAGCTGACCAGCTTGCAAGCGACTACATGATTCGTCGGGGGAACGGGCAGAACCCCGGAACATTTGACGATTTCATTAAATCGAGGCAGGCTACTAGCAAGCCGACAACCACAGTGCGTCAGGGCGGTGGGGTGGATTCGTTTGCCACAGCCAAGGCAAATACAACAAACACCGTCAATATCACCATCGGTGGTGTCAGCACCCAGGTCAATGTCGCATCAGCCGCTGACGCAAACAACTTGCAGTCAGTGCTTCAACAACTCGCAGCAGCTCAAGGGAGGTCAATCTAATGATCACGCTCACCTATCTCACCACGGTCATCACGCTTCACCCCGATCTGATTTGGGGCGATGAGCACAACTGGTTCCCGGTCGAGCAGTCGGTGCAGCGCACCATCACCGGAGCGCTGATCATCAGTACGGCTACACGGGTGGCGGGTCGCCCGATCACCCTGGCTCCGACCGATGACAGCAGCGCCTGGATGCCGCAGGCCACTATTGACGCGTTGCGAAATCTTGCCGTTGTACCTGGAAGGGTAATGCAACTTAACATTCGTGGCACAAGCCGGGACGTGATCTTTCGCCACCATGAAGGTGCTGCTATTGAAGCGGTTCCTGTGGTGCATTACAGCGATATTGACACGGCTGATTGGTTCAAGGTAACACTTCGGCTCATGGAGATTTAAGTAATGCCAATTCTTTCAGGTGACATCAAACTGGTCG